TGATATTTTCGCTGATCGTATAGGTCAATCCTTGCTGGATCCCCGTCACCGCGGCGCCGATGGCGATATCCGTCGCCCGCGAAAGACTCGCCAGATAGCTCCCGAACCGCGCCCGAAACGCCGAATCTGATTCCGCATCCAGGCCACCGGTAAGGGCGAGACTGTTCTGCACAGTATCCACCCCGGCGATCGCAGACGAGATCACTGAAATGCTTCCGGCCTGAACATTGCCGGCGCTTCCGGCAACGACCGCAATAATGGGAACAATGAGGCTGGCAACACCGGACGCCAGCGCATACCCCGTCCCGGCAAAAGCCGGATTTGTGGGATCAGCCGAGACCATGAACGATTGACTATTGTCAGTCGTGGAAACTGCCGTTCCTACCGATATGAAAGCGGAACTGCTCGGCGTAAACCGTGAAAACGTGACCTGTCCCACCGCCGCCACTGCCGGCAGACGAACAAAGCCGAAATCCGCGCCAAAGCTGTCGCAGTCGGCACCGCCGCTCGTCGCCAACCGCGTGGTCGCCAGAACCTGCACGATCAGCCATTGCATCCACAGCGCCAGGGATGCGTTGGCTTCGAGAATGGCGCGCAACACCGATCCGACTGTCAGATCAAGAAGGCTCGACGCAGCACCCTGCACCGCAGCCGCCATGTTCTGCACCAATGTGGTGAAGTTCTGAAAGAAAAGCTGCATGTTTTACACCGAGAATGAAAGGCTGCTCGTCTGCTGCGTGGTCGCGTCGGTGTAACGGACAGACAGGCTCACCGTTCCGTCATTGGCCGACACTGCCGAAATATCGGGCGGCGGAATATTTACCACCGCCGCTTCGGCCAACATCTGCGATCTGGCAACCGCCTGAATCACCGCCGGCGCGCCAGGCTTACCTACGAACTGTGCCAACCCCGCGCCATACGATAACTGCCAGATGTAATCGCCCTGATTAGTCAGCAACCGCCGCAAAACCCGTTCCTGGGTCAGCGCCGGTCCATCGGACAGCGCAAGGTCGCCAGTCGGGCTCACCACCAGATCACCGCCGAATGCCAGAGACAGGTCAGCCATTAAACGGTCACCGAAGGCAAGCCGGTCTCACCGCCCTGCGGGTCAGCATGCGTGTGATTGTCATGCGCCGAACGAAGCGCCGCCAAGGTCCCATGCGCCCCCCCCTGGTCCGAGATATTCCCGCTCACCACAAGGTTGCCTGTAATATTCACCGTCGTTGCTGACATGAAAATCGTGCCGTCATTTAGCAATTTCAAAAGACTTCCCGTCTGATGCCGCAGCCATAGTTCCCCCGCAGGCGCCGGCAACGGCGCATCCACAACCGACCACACGGCGCCCAGGATTACACCATGTTCCGCGCTGCCTTCCTGCGCGACCACGAGCACCTGGTCGCCGGGCGTCAGCGGCGCCGCCAGCCCCCAGCCCGCCCCCACCCATGCGGAAACGATCGGCAACCAGCCACTTAAAACATTTTCCGGCTGCAGCATAACCCGCGCCGCATACGCATTCGGGTCGAAGCTTGACACCAAACCGAACCTGGCAACACCACCAAGCCCATCCAGCCCGGCCGCATGGCTCTTCGAGACATTTGAGAACAGGTCCATATCAATTCAAAGCATGCGCGCGTATCTGTTGAACATATCCGCACTTAGCATCCACCGAGCGCCTGATGACATCGATGGCATAATTCTGATCAAAGCTCGAATCTGTGCCGAATAATGTGATTGTCCCGCCCGGACTCAGGGATGTCTCTCCAGGAAGTGTCGCCAGCAGCACAGTCCCATGGGTCTGCAACGTCGAAAGATGGTTTCTTGCCAGCAATGCGGCCTGCTGGCTTGTCAGGCTGGGGCGGATCAGCGTAGCCGTAGTGCCTAAACCCCGATTTGCCGTCTGCGTCGTCACCGTCTTATTCCGTGGACTCCATGACTTCACGACGGTCGTCCCCGGCAAAGACGCGGCCGTGTCGATCGACAGGTCGATGCAGCCTTGCGGGCTGAGCCGAAACGGTGCGCCAGCCGGCGGCACGCCGAAGGTAAGCTTTGTGCCGAACACGGATAACGCAAACCCTTCGATCTGCGCCAGCCAGGCCAACAAGTTCCACTCGGTACCACTCCGAGAGCCTAGACCCAGACCGCTTCGCGCATGATCCAGCTCGTAATATTGGCCGACCAATGTTGAAGTCGCGGTCACATTCGGCGTCAGATTATGCCGTTCGCAAATCCTGGTAGCGATCTGGCTCGATGTTTGATTCGCAAATGTTTCCGCGATCTCGGTATCGATCAGTTGGGCTGACAAGTCGCGTCCGCTTATCGTCACCTTGTTCTGCAGCAGGTCGCAATAAATGTTGTCAATTTGGCCGGTCAGAAGTTGAACATACCCAAATTCCTCAAGCGCCACGTCAATGGTCGCCACTTGTTTTCCCGCGCTGGAGAAGAAGTCGAACGTCAGTCCCGAGGCATCCACTGAAAAACTTACCGTGAACCGATCCGCAGCAAAAAATGCCACACGTTCCACTTCCGCTGAGATTACACCAGAGACCGGCACCCCGCCGATCGCAACGCGTATCTGTGGTTGATTAATTGGCAATTCCGCCACCTGCGCTCGGGTTCACCGAAGGGATGATGATTGTATTGATCCCCGTTAGTTGCGGATCAGATATTTTGTTTGCTTGCGCGATCCTTATCCACTGCGTTGCATCATTCAAATACTTCGCTGCAAGGCCAAACAGATTACCGCCGCTGACAACAACCGTCATCGCCATCACAGAAGCTCATTCGCCATATTCGTTGAAGCCCTCTGCAAGTAGCCGCCAACACAAGTGATCGCGGCGAGTCGACCCGTCGACGCCACCAGTCCGGTGACCATAGATCCCGCAATGGCCGGATCCGTGACCGTTTCCAGGCGTGCGGTCTGCGAAGCAAAATTAGAATCCGCTGCCCCTAACGCCGCCGCCGCTACATTCTGAGCGTTCGTGAGACCGGCCAGACTTGGCGTCCCTGTCAGTCCTAACGACAATCCGCCCTGCGGCGCCAATGAGACGGCTGAAGACACATCCGCCGCCACCAAGTTCGCAACGGTATCCACCAGCCCGGCCAGCACGGCGGCAGGGTCCTGGGCGACCACGCACCGGAGGGAAAACGGTATCCACCACGGTTTCTCAAAATCAAACTCAAATTTTTTTATAACAACTATATAGAAAAAGCTGTCCCAGTAGAGCGGTATCTCGGCACCCAGCGCCGTCGCCGCATCCAAGATCTGCGCCCTGACCGCAGCATCGTCGCCCGAGAAAAAACCCCCAAACTCGATGGCCGCGGCATCCGCGCCCAGCGCGTCAATCACACACCCGCCACCGATCAGATCATGGATCGCGACTCTTTGTCCACCTCCAACGACGATCTTCTCAGGAACTTCAAAATCCTGAAGGACCACACCACCAAGCGAGATCACGGCACCACTCATAAACTAACCATCCGTCCAACAAAGCCGACGCCAATCGAACAACAGCCCGTCGAGCTGACCAAGCGTCACAACATGCGCAAGCCGCTCTGACTCACCCAACTGGAAAGCAATCTCATAAGGCACCCCGCACTTGACGAGGTACAGGCAGTCAATCAGCCCAGGGTGCCTGCTCAGTTTCCCGCTTGCGCCAACACGGCTTCCGCGGGCTCCGTTCTTATGCCCGCGGCAACCGCTGCTGTGCCTTCCTCGCCCAGCCGCTCTAGACACGCCTCAATCGCCGCCTCGCCATTCGGGAAGGGTACAGGCACACCATCCAGCACCGCGACGGACGCGGCAATCACGGCCAGCCCCATATAAGCCTCATTAACCGAAAGGTCCGGGCCCAGAGCCTTGTAAAGACGCAGCGTCTCCAACACTCCAATCCGCCGGAGCGACAGACTGCGTCCGGCTTTATCGGCAATAATCCGTTCCATCAAACGTTCACGCGGCTAGATGCATAGAAGTCCAGACGCTGCGAAACCGGCGCATCACCGCGATAGGCGCCCGCCGATGTCAGCTTGAACACGGCCCCAGTGAACTGGTAGGTCGAGGTCGACCCATCAGGCTCGTTAACATACTGATAGAGTGTTCCAGCCGATATCGACTGCCCGGCGAAATAGGCCTGCTCGATCTGCGCGATAAAATCGTCAGCCGCTGGCGATCCACGGTCAAGCGTAAATGTCCCAGACCAGCCCTTCGGCAACTCAGCGCCAAGCTGCACCCCATCGAGCCGATCCACCCGAACCGATTGCGTCACCTGATGTGCCTCAAACCCCGTCACGTGTTCCAGATCAACACGCCCAAACGGGCCCATTACAACCAGTTGACAGTCATTCCCAACCGAGAACGTATTATACGGCATGATCAGCTCCTCTAATTAAACGCTCGGCGCCGTCTGCCGGCTGACCTGAACGGTCTGACCGCCCTGAACGTTCACGATGAATTTCTCGTTGATGGCCTGATACCTCACCTGCACATCAGCTTGCACATAGCCCAATCCCGTCCGGCTCGGCGGATTGTTGGACACATCGCAGACAACCGCGAACGGTAGTGACCCATCCGTCGACCCCAGTAAGCCCTGCCCAAGCAACCCATTGAGGAACGCGAGCAGCGTCGCCCGAACATTCTGGAACAGCGTACTATTTACAAGTTGTCCGACATACTGCCCCATGCCTGCCGACAAGGTTGCCGCGATATAGTTCGTAAGCCGCGTATAGTTGTCGCCATTCGTCGCCGCGTTCGACGAGGAATTATGCCCACCACGCGCACCCCAATACGATCCGCCAGGCTGTGGATTTGCGATCACGTCAATACCCGCCGAAAGCAGCGCGGAGAGATCCGCGGTGGCATAAGTCGTCGCCGTCACACCGCCAGGCTGGCCGGACTTCTGGGTGCCGATCACACCATAAAGCGGCTTGTTTAGCGAAGACTGTTCCGGCGAAAGATTGGCCAACCGCCCGGCAACAAAACCCTGCGGTGACACCAGTCGCATCAGGGCGTTCGCCTGATCATACCAATAAACCCAATCACCAAACATCAGCTTGGCGGCATATGAATCAATCCCAGCGGTCGCCTTCACAGCAATGGCGTTCGCGATATTGTCACCGGCCGGACCGGTGAGGATCATATAGATCGTCTCCGAAAGCCCAAACGCTACCTGAGCGCTCCACGTCGTTTCGTCGTCCGCATCGGCGAGCAGCGCCAAAGCGCAAGCCTGACCGCGCAACGCATACATCCCTGCCCGCGGCAGCGTATCGACACCGACAAGCGTCTCCGCCGTCACCCCACCGGCGCCATCCGTCCCCGGCGTACCCGCCGAAAACGGATAGGCTCCGGCAAGTGGCGTCGCGCTGGACGACGTCACAGTTGCAACGACGAGCTGAGATGGCCCTCTCAATGCCCCGTTCCCCGCGTTTACGGCGCTCGCCAGATTATTCCAGAAGGCCGTTCCCGTTCCGACGATATTGTCAAACACCTCCGGGCTCCGACCAGGGAACGCCACGGTAAGGCGCCACGAATTTGCTGCCGACCCGACCGACAAATTCAGCGTCATTTCACTACCAAAGCTGCCGGTATAGATCGCGGTGAAAGTCACCGCCCCAAGCAGAGAAACCGAGGCCGCTGTATCGGTTCCGTCGGTCACCCGCACGCACCGGAAATTTGCCGCACCCTGCTGCACCGCGGTTGCCACCTGCGTACCCATATCATGTTTGCGAGCCATCAACGGCCCAAAAGCGGCAGCATAACCGCTCATGCTGCCAATGATCGTCGGCTCTCCCACCGGGCCCCAACTTGCCGTCCCGACTACGCCAAGCGTATCGGTCGGCACGCCATTCAACAGTAGGCTCTGCGGCGCCACGATTTGCACATACAGATCCGGCACGATAAGCGCCGTCGTATTCAAAGCGCCCTGCGGAAAAATCGGCATATGTCTATTCCTTCCCGGCGCTCACGCGCACAAACTAGCCTTGAAATGACTTGACGAACGCCGCGTTAGCGGAGAGATTCTCCACGCCGAACAGCATCGCCGGCTCGAGCTGAGCAATCGTCGTTGGATATTCGGCACTATAGCGAAGAGTGCGCTTATAAAGCGTGGCGTTCGCGGAGGTATCCTCCGCCTCTGTCCCTGCAAATATGATGCGGGCAGAAGATCCATCCGCGAGCGCCAGGAACTGCAAATTAGCCACGGCATCATCAATCAGCGCGGCGGCCGCATCACGCAATGTTGGCGAAGGGCACCAAAGAGTGATATCAAAATCCTGAACCTGACGTTTGATCTCTTGCAGCGCGTTTGCCCCATTCACCACACGCGCCGTGAAAAGCTGCGCATTCGGAATCGTGACCGTGACCCCCCCATAATCCACAAGCCACCCGCTGTTCCGCAGCAAAGCGGCCAGATTGCTCGCCACGGTCGCTGGCGAATCATTCACCTGCACGGCATAAGGAAAGATCGCGCCATTAACGGCAACCCCGGCCAACTGCCCCGCCGCGCATATGCCTGAAAAACTTGCACTCTGCGGCCCGACGCTCACCTCAAGCGTTGCTGGAACAGGCGCCACAATCTGCCACTTCCGCGGATACCGGGTGACATTTTTCACCGCAGCGCCGCCATCGACCGTCACGTGCAGAACGCCGGCCGCCAGATCAGGCCCCAATGTCGGCGACGACGGATAGCCGCGATAGACCCGGCAAACATTCCCCAAGGCGCTGGCGGATGCCACACCGTTCGGGTAAAGCGCATTCGCAACAACTGAGACCAGAGCCGTCTCGACATCCGATTGATCCGCCATCAGCTAACAGCTTGGTTCATTGATAATCGCAGCACACCGCTCAGCGTCTCCACGGCATTCACCAAGTACCGCGCACCCGTTCCATCGCCAACGATATCCGCCACCCGAGGTTGAAACCCGGCCAACGATGGAACCAGGCACACAAAGCCCGGAATTTTCGTATCATCCGGCAGTCCTGCCCGCGTCCGGTCCGAAAGACCACCTACCAAAAGACTCGCTGGAAATTCACTCAGCAATGCCCTGTTGGTCTCCGGCAAAACAGCGCCATACGGATTCGTGCCCGCAAGCAACGGCGCCGCCGGCCGCCACAGGCTAACAATCGCATTCGTCATCACAACAAGCATCGGTTTCGGCGGCTCAATGGCTGCAACAAACACCGTCCCCTCGGGACCTACGAGATAATCCCCTACCTGCAGATAGCTCCAATCCGCCAAGGCCTGCCGATACGGCACAGCAAATCCCGCCGGCGCACCCACACTGCCGCCGGGCAACACATACGCCACGGCCAACCGCAAAAACCGGTTCGCCAAATCGATCGGGCATTGCAGAGACGCCGGCCGATACGCGTCATGCAAAAACCCCGCCCGCCGCGCGGCGCATCCCGCCCCATAAGCCAGACGATCCGCGAGTTTCAAGCCATCCACGCTCAAACAACCAAACTGATGCCAGACCGCGCGAGCGACGGCCCAGGCGGGATGCCCAGAAATCCGCAAAGCCGCCGGCGCCACGCGTCAAACAGCTTCATCCTGTCTTCCGCTTCGTTGTCATTGTGAGTCCAAGCGGCAGCGTTCTTAGTGTCGAGATTGTCCGAAGTCGGCGGAATAGCAACCTCCAAAGAGCCCAGCGTCGAGATATACTGCAATGTCACCGCGATCTCCGCCGGCGCCAGATTATTCATCCGGTACTCAAGCGTCCCATAAGCCTGAAAAAATCGCCACGACTCAAACCCTGAAGCGCCCGCCCCATAGGCGGGATATCCGCAGAATCGCCGAATATCCGCCTTCTGTCCGTCCGTGAATGCAGTTGCGATCGGGCCGGACATTTCAATACGTATCCCCATCGCCGAGCGTAAAATAGATATTGCCTGTTCCGCTCGATAAGACAGCCGCGGCCACGGTTACGAACGGGCCCCCATCCACAAGCATTCGCGCCCCAGACGGCACCGGCGTATCAGTGGCCGCCGCGGTCAGACCCGCCGAGGCGCCGAGTTTGAAAAATGCCGTGGCGGCGCTTGCGTTGTAAACAAGAACAGCCGTACCACCGCCCACCAGCGTGATGCTGGTTGTTGTCGTGGAAGCAGCCAGCGTCGCTGTGCCGGCCGGCCGGAACGGTTGGGTCGAACCTGTCGACATAATACCGCTCCTTAACCAATATGCTCTATCATAACGGCACGTTTGTAATTCGCATTCGTCGCCGTCGGCACCGTCGTCGGTGTTGTGGTCGTATCAGAAGGTGCGCAAAACCCGCCGATCCAGTACCAACTCTGCGCGATGATCTGCTGCAACCTGTCGATTGGCTCGCGCGTCACCATGGCGACGTTATCGATCACATTTACCAGGCTATCCTTCGGCGCGACATCATCCGCCGCCATGCCAGCAAAAT